TACTGCTGCAGGTGCTAATACAGCCAACACTCAAGATGTTGCTTTAACAAAAATAGATAGATCAGCATATAGTGCTCTACCTAATAAATTAGCGTTAGGTCAACCAGCTCAATATTATGTAGCCAGACAAGAAACTCCTAAAATATACTTATATCAAGCTCCTAATTTAAATACTTACACGTATTTAAAATATTATGTAATTAAAAGAATTGAAGATGCAGGAGTATATTCAAACGATGCTGATATAGTATTTAGATTTTTACCTTGTATGGTTGCAGGACTTGCTTATTACTTAGCTATGAAAAATGCACCAACACTTGTGCAACAAAATAAATTAATTTATGAAGATCAACTTAAAAGAGCTCTTGATGAAGATGGTCAAAGAGCCTCTACATATATTACTCCTCAATCCTTTTATCCAAATGGAGTTTAACAATGGGTAAATGGGCAACAGGCAGAAGATCACAAGCAATATCAGATAGATCTGGTATGGCTTTTCCATATAATGAAATGGTAAAAGAATGGAATGGTTCTTTAGTTCATTACAGTGAGTATGAACCTAAAAGTCCACAAATTAGAAGAAGGCATTTTACTGCTGATGCAATTGCTTTACAAAATACAAGACCACAAAAATTTCAACAACCAACAGATATTTCAAGTATAAACCCTCAAGCTCCAAACGATGATACTATTGCAAGCTCAGGAGGTACTATGGTTGGTATAGCTAATTTAACTTTACCTGGAGATTTTGCACATATTACTTTAGGACATGCTCCTGAATCAATAGAGGGTCATAATATTACAACAATGGCTCCAGCAAACCCCTCTTTACAAAATAGAAGAAGGCAACTTGATTCAATAATTGGGAAAGTAGGAGTAAGTATAACATAATGGCAATTACACACGCAAATTTTTTAACACAAGTAAGAAACTATACTGAAGTAAATAGTAATGTTTTAACTGATGCAATTATTCAAGATTTTATAAAATCTGTTGAGTTAGATATTGCAGGAAAAGTTGATTACGATGATTTAAGAAAATACTCTACTTCTAATTTTACAGTTGGTAATAGATATGTTGTTTTACCATCTGATTGCATATTCATAAGATCTGTCCAAATTATTATCACATCTAGTAATGAGAGATCATTTTTAGAAAAAAGAGATACCAGTTTTATATCAGAATACGCGCCAAATAGTTCAACAACAGGTACACCAAAATATTGGGCAAACTGGGAAGATAATGTTCAACAAGGATCAGTAATTTTAGTAGCTCCTACTCCAGCTGCTGCGGATACAGTACAAATTAATTTTATAAAACAACCACCTAATTTTACAAATACAACAGATACTTACCTTTCAAAGTATCAAGAATCGATGTTACTCCATGGTGTGCTTACAGAAGCTTTTAGATATTTAAAAGGCCCTATGGATATGTACAATCTTTACGAAAAGAAGTACAATGAAGAGGTTCAGAATTTTGCCCTACAACAAATGGGTAGAAGAAGACGTGCGGAGTATGATGATGGAGTACCAAGAATACAAATTCCTTCACCACCTCCGAATACAAATTAAAAAGGAGAATAATTATGGCAATAACAACAAATGCAATCTGTAATTCTTTTAAAAAAGAATTACTGCAAGGATCTCACGATTTTGATACATCAGGAAATGGTGGTGATACATTTAAATTAGCGATGTATACAAGTTCGGCGACTTTAGGAAAATCAACAACAAACTATATAACTGGGAATGAAGTAACTTCATCAAACTATTCAGCTGGGGGAGCTGCCTTAGTAAACCAAGGTGTTAAAGTTTCATCTTCAGTAGCTATTACTGATTTTGCTGATCTTTCTTTTCAAAACGTAACTCTTACTGCAAGAGGTGCTTTGATCTACAATACACAAACTAACGGTGGTTCAAATACCACTGATGCGGTTGCTGTATTAGATTTCGGCGGAGATAAGACTGCAACTTCTGGAACATTTACAATTCAGTTCCCTGCATATACGACTGCTGCTGCAATCTTAAGAATTGCATAATAAAGGAATAAGATGATATGGCCATTGGATGGGGTAAGAAAACATGGGGCGCAGACGCTTGGGGAGATCTAAGCGATGCATCCGTTAGTCTTAGTGGCCTATCATTAACATCATCTATTGGAACTGAAACAGTTACCACTGAAATAAAATCTGGTTGGGGTAGATTAACTTGGGGTAATCAACCTTATGGATCTAATGAAACAATTGTAGATGTAGCTGTCACTGGTGTTTCAATGACTTCAAGCCTCGGAGAAGAAACAGCCGAGGGAGTAATTAATTCTGGATGGGGTCGTCAAGCTTGGGGTAACTCAGCGTGGGGTGATCAATATTCAGTCGTAGCAACTGGTCAATCAATTACATCTTCAATAGGAACTGCTTTAGGACAAGCAAGTTATACGGCAGCTGTAAGTGGTATTCAAGCAAGTTTTACTTTTGGAAGTATATCTTTAAAAATTGACCAAGACATAACTGTATTTGCATCAGAAGATCAATTAGATTTTTCAATTGGAACTTCTACTTTTGAAGGTCACGCAAATGTAGGTGTTACAGGTGTTGGATCAACAATGTCGCAAGGCAATACAGTAGGGGGTGTAAAAACACCTGTAGATGTAACTGGTATACAAGGCACTATGACCTTGGGCTCTATAAACTTGATTCAATCAACTAATGAATCGGTTACAGGTATATCCAGCACAATGTCGTTAGGAAATATAGCCTCTATTCCTACACAAATGGTGGGAACTAGTGGTCTCCAAATGACAGGATCAGTCGGTCAAGTTACTGCGACTGGAATAGCAAATATTGACGTGACTGGTATACAAATGACAGCTTCTGTAGGTAGTCTGAATATAACAGCTTGGGCTGAAATAGATCCTAACGTTACTAATGTTTGGACTGAGGTTGACCTCGCTGCATAGATAAGGTAAAATTGACAATTATTAGGAGATAAAAATTATGACATCGGCTTACTCTACAGATTTAAAACTCGAACTAATGGTCACTGGCGAAAATGCTGGTACATGGGGTGATAACACAAATAACAACTTAAACTTAATTCAACAAGCAATTGCAGGATATGAACAAGTAACACTTTCAAGTGGTGGTACTCTTGCTTTAGTAATGACTGATAAAGCAATTTCTAATGCTAGAAATATGGTTATTAAATTTGCAACTGCTTCAATAGCTTCAAGCACAATCTGTACGATTCCAGATTCAATAGAAAAATTTTATATTTTTGATGCAACAGGATTAACTAACCCAACAAACCTGACAATTAAAACTGCATCAGGCACAGGGTTTACTTTAGATCAATCAAAAATTTATGCAGCATATTCTGATGGAACAAACTTAAAAGAAATTTCACTAGACACTTTAGGTGGATCAATTGGGACTGCTGGTATTGCAGATGATGCAGTAACAAATGCTAAAATTGCAGATGATGCAATTAGAGCTGCACAAATTTCTAATAACGCAGTTGTGACTGCGGGAATTTTAAATGCAAATGTAACTACAGATAAAATTGCAGATGACGCAGTAACTGCTGCTAAACTTGCAGACACTTCTGTCACTGCAGCATCATACACAACTGCAAACATCACTGTCGATGCACAAGGAAGATTAACTGCAGCATCAAGTGGTACAGGTGGAGATGGTGCTTACGTTTTACATATGTCTGAGGTAGGACCAAATAGTGGTAACATAACTGCAAACCCAGCTGCAAATAATTTTTATGCATACCTAACGGGTGCTGGCGGTGGTGCTGGCGGATATTCAAATCAAGCTCCTGGAAGACATGGAGGAGCTGGTGGTAGTGGTGGAATAGGATTTTTTTCTGGCCCAGTTACTGGCGGAGCTGCCGTTGCTTACTCTTTAGGAGCTGGTGGTACAAAAGGTTCTACTAGTACAGGAGGTGGTGACGGAAACGCGGGAGCAGCATCTACTGTTTCAAACTTTACTGCAAATGGCGGTGGAGGAGGAGCACGAGGAGGACCTGCCTTTCAACCAAACAGAGCAAACCCGGGTGCTTACGGATCAGCCCCTGGTGGAGTTCTTTTACTAGATAAATCAATATTTGCAGGATCAGCTGGCTTAGGCCCTGGTACTACTTTTGATGGATCACCAAGTGGTGGCCCAGTGTCAACTCCTGGTGAAGCAGGTGGAGCTGGTGGAATAATTTATTTTGATGATGGGAACGCATAATGGCATACGCAATTACATTAAATAATACTTTATTAAGAATCGCAGCAAACGAAACTGAAAAAAATGAGTTAACTGCTTTAAATACAACTCATTCAGTAGTGGATATTAGTGATTCTGATTTTATAAAATTTAAAGAAAATATAGATCTATTTACTATAGATGGAAGTACGATTACATTTTCTACTAATCCAAATCCTCAAGTATATTCAGATTCAGAGGAGTTGCATCAATATTTAAAAGATATTAGAGATTCAATAAAGAAATTTATAGCAAATGCAAATGCAAATACTCAAAGTAAAACTTTGTATACTCAGTTTGTAAACTATAATAATTATTTAGATACTTTTGATACTTCAACTGTGACATACCCAATAAATACTTGGGAAAAATATTGTCAGGATAACGGGATTACTTATTTAAGTCTTTTACAACTTCCATAAATGTGTTAAACATTTTGGATGTTAGACAACATTATTACTTTTTCAGCAAGTAAAGAATTTATAAATAATAATCAAGATAATTTACCAGTCCTTATAAAAACCAATATACCAGAATGGTATAAAACACTTACGCATAGTTACGAAAACCAAACTATAAAAGGTTGTATGCCTTTTTTAGATACACTTACTTCTGGGTATCTTTTAAAAATACCAACAGATTATAAAATAAGACACAATATTGAATTTGAAGGAAAAAAAAGAGCGGGTTTTGATTCAGCTCAGCAAATGCTGAGTAGCCTTGCTGAAAGAATAAATATTAATTATAGAGGTAAGCCAGAATTTCATGCCACAGATCAACTAAAGGGAAGTCCTTTGGTAGAAAAAAATAAAAATTTAGCCTTTCATAAAATTTTAAATCCATGGATAATAACAACACCACCTGGATATTCTACTCTCTTTGTACCACCTTTAAATAATGTAGACGATCGTTTTTCAATTATTGCAGGTATAGTTGATACAGATACTTTT